GAGCGGGAACTTCCTAACAGTCCTGGGCTTATTGAATCCATTCATAGCAATATGGCCGACGAAGAGCGTCATGACGAAGCTCTCAATTACGTTGCTGCTGCTCATGGCACAAATGAGCAATCGGAAAAAGAAGCTTTTCGGATTCGCCAAGCATGGATCGACCATCCAGCCCATCCAATTCTCAAGGTGGCAACAATTGAACGCAGTTTGTTTTTTACAATTTTGCCGTTCTTTCGTTTCAATGGCGACAAAGGGTTGAGGACTGTTGCTAGTGACATTTCTCGCGATGAAATATGCCACTCGTTTTGCAATACCAAGATTGCGGAGGAGTCTGGGGAGGAATACAGCAGCAGTCTGAACAAGCTCAGAAAAATGACGGCGCTGTGGATTTACGATAAGCTTGATTCTTCGTCCAATAAATACTTGGACAAAGATTTTTGGCTTCGCCAGAGCGATAGCCTTTTTCTCAGTGGTAAAGCTCCAGAATTACAAGAAACTCGTGCCAGTACAGTGCCAGCGTTTTTTGAAACGAATGCGCTAAATCTTCCGGCATATGGAAGGTGACGAATAAAAGGTGGGTCGTCTCGGTTTTATCGCTAGACTATTGCTTCCCGCCAAGGAGTTAAATGTCCAAGCGCTCCAAAGACGACCCGTCTTCATCTTACAAGCGGAAACCACCATTACACGGTGATGGTCGATTTGCGGAAAGTGAAGTAATCAAAGATGGGCAGCGCATTTGCAGACGCTGTCAAACCTGGAAAAATTTTTCGGAGTTCGGCAAAAGCAAGGTTGGAGTGGCCGGTATTAAAGCAAACTGCCGTCCTTGCGAAAACAAGATCGCTCGCGAACGCTATGCGAATGGCGAAACAAGAGCCCGAAGAAAAGAGCAAAAACGCTTGTACGACAAGGCTCGTTATGAACGAAGAAAAGCGGAAGGGGCGCAACTTGGCGGCGATCCTATTAAAGCAAGAACTCGAATGCTGCGGCGCAATTACGGGCTCACTCCCGAGGCGTATGACGCGATGGTGGAAGCGCAAGACAATCAATGCCTTATTTGCTGCGTCTCAGGGGAAGAAGTGAGAAATAATCATCTCGTTGTTGATCACTGCCATGCCACTGGAACGGTAAGGGGTTTGCTTTGCCCTAAATGCAATCTGCTTCTCGGTCACGCTGACGACACTATTGAACGACTAGAGCAGGCGATTTTCTATTTGCGTGATAGGGGTGAAGGTTAGGTGCTATGCTTGTCTGTGACAGAGGCCAAGCCCCTGTTTGAGCCGCTTGCGGCTGTTCACGCTTGGCCCATCTCTTGCTATGCTGATGCCACGGTCTAAGCCTGGCACTTGTCAGGGGCGGACCGTTCTTTTCCCTCCATTGCTCTGTCGATGGAGAGCAGCCAGCAAGAATGGGCACTGCGTCGATTCTAGTTCGGTCCTTTTCGAGCGTTGCTGGTTTGCGTTCCCGCACTGCATGGGCCGGAAATTTCCAGCCGTAGCATCGGGCTAAGTCCTGCTTGCAGGCCGGAAGGGACGCCTTCCGCTGGTATGGTTCCACCGACATGGACTTTCGAGCCCCACTGAAACGGACCAAACACCCCCTAAGCCTCTTAACAATGCTCAAACCTGGGGGTCACTTGCGCTTAAGTGTTGGCACACGCTAGGCAGATAGCCTAGAGTCCTGGAGTTCGATTCCCAGAAGCGCCCTATGGCTCGTTTTCGCATTGTTAGGCGTTCATCCTTTGTGCAAGCAGGAGTGCCCATATACGATGTGGAAGAGCGATGCTGGCTCTGGTGGGAGCCCAGGGGGACATTTACCACCGTCGACGAAGCAGAGCGTCGCGTTCATAGCCTGATAGACGCAACTCCCATTTCAAGAATGGTGATCAAGGAGTACGACTGATGAGCGCCTTCGTCATTGGAGATAGCCACTGGGGACACGCCAAAAGCTTGTCTTTTGCGCAGCCCGATGGTTCCCCATTGCGTCCTTTTTCTTCGTGCGAAGAAATGGATGAGACAATGGTGGAGCGGTGGAATGCAGTGGTCAAGGATAAAGACACTGTTTACCATCTTGGCGACGTAGCGATTCCGCGCAGTGGGCTGAAGAACTTAGCCAGATGCAATGGGAGAAAGATTCTTATTCGCGGCAATCACGACACGTTCAAGCTCAAAGACTACGCCGAGTATTTTGAAGACATTCGCGGGGCCATGTTTCACCATGCAGGTAAGGCATTGCCAGGTGGTCTTATTTTCACGCACATTCCAGTGCATCCCGACAATCTTCGTGGACACTATCTAGGTAATGTTCACGGACACCTTCACTGCCATCTAGTGATAAAAGATGGGCAAGTTGATCAACGATTTTTCAATGCCTGCGTTGAGAGGAACGATTTCACTCCTGTAGCATTGGATTTGATCGTCGATCACTTCCGCACCAATGTCCGAGGAGCGGCGAACTTTTAACACGCCGTTGCGTGAGCCTCTCAATCCCATCATCCATCGTCTTCTTCAAGCCATTGATTGGCACAATTCCCGCTATTTCGAGGATCATGATCCTTGGCACTTGGAAAAAGCGGAAAGCTTGCGAAGCTATGTGAGAGAACTAAAAAACTGGGTGAAGAAAAAAGAAGAAGGGTGAGGCAGAGTTTTCCCGCATTAGGGAATCAATGGGTGCGGCCCATGCTCTGCCTTGTTGTGAGTGCTTCAACTCACTCACGGAATCCCCAAAGCCAACAGTGACGAGGATGTTGGAGCGGGGAGAGCCTGAGCCCTCCCTTGGTATGAATACCACTAGGCGCCTAGTGGGCTCCTGCAGGAAGCTTGCAAAGCTTAGCAGACTTCCGTCCAATACACGGCGGCTCCTTCTAGGAACAATCGCCTATTTACATGCCGAGCTTCGTGGAATGGCACTTCCCATGTTTCCCGCTTTCCATGGCGAGAAAAGAACAAACGTACCACGATCAATCAGCAGTTGCAGCGGTGAGTTCCCTGTATTCCTCTTCCCATTGCCTCATTGCTGCCCTTGCAAGCCTCGCTTCTTCGCTATTGGGGCCATATAGCCTGCCGCTCTCTTCAACGGCTCTAGAGGCTTCCATGGCGAACTCCCAGGCTTCTTCCGCAGCGCGTAACAGGGCCATGGAGAAGAAGGAGGGTTGTCATTAGTTTAGCCTTGCAAGTTTTTCATTGCTTTCACCACTTTCTCGGCTTCCCTAAGTTTGGGCAAAAGCGTAGGCTTATAGGCGTGTTCTGCCGCAAGAAGCTGCAAAGCCGTTTGCCTGTCGGCTTCAAGCAGGGCAAGGATAAAAGCCAGTTCCTTGCTGGAAAGTTCAACGCCAATCATTTTTCAACAACAGTGAAAACAGTGTGATTGGTGAAAATTCTAAAGGCAATTAACGGACTAAGCTATTGATCCAATCGATATTATCGTCCTTGGAAGCATCAAGCACTGCTGCCGCAAGCGCAAAGCAATAATCGTCAACGCCTGATTCTTTACCACCAGTTACGGCCCATTGACCACTTGCTCGATACAGCACGCTGAGGTTTTTAAGCTGCCAAATAAGTTTCTTATGCGGGTAGAGTTCAATCAATCCCGCGTTAAACAATTCTCGAACCTTGCTGAATGCCTTCATTTTTGTCGAGACCGACCAAGCGAGCTCTGAAATTGGAAAGTCTTTTGATAGGTCTTGAATGATGGCGGAGCTATTAAATTGGTCAAGCGTAATGCTCTGAAATTCGTAAAGGCGATGGTGCTCCTTAATCCATTCCTCCACCTTCGCGATGCTTACTTCCTTCTTTCCGCCAATTTCAAAATCAGCTTCGAACGTATGTAGCTTGTCCAGGATTAATCGCTGCCCTTCGTAGTGGATGATGCAGGCAATGTATTCATCTCTGCCCACGCCACCACGCGCAGGGTCTAGAGAAAGAAAGTAGGTGCCCATAAGCTCTCTTTTGGGAGGCAAGACAGATCGATCTTTGTTGACGGCAATATCCACCACTTCAGGGGCAAGCAGCACTGAGTTGTTGGCTCTAAATTGAGCGCCAAATTCTACATAAAAAGTCTCTTCATCTTTCTTTCTTGCTCTAGTAAGAAAGTCGCAATCAAAGGGAAGCGACGGGTTAATTTCCCAAGTAGGAATTTGCAGGGCTTGCATACCTGGAAACTCACCACTTTGCGCTTGCTTGAAATGGTCAAAAAAGACACCTGACGTAAGATAAGGTGAAGAAAGCTCGATAATTTTTCCGTGTTTGCCAAACTGAGCAATGGAAGGCGCGAGTGCCGTGTACATTGCTTCTGCACCTCTATTTGCGTCTCCTTCTATAGAAAATGCCAGCTCATCTTGGATCAAGGCTACAACTGCTTTGCCACGAGATGCGCGAGCCGATGCAGGAATAGCCTGGAAAACACAACCATTTTTGATCTCAATTTCCAAGCTTGTTTCCCTTATTATTTCTTGCTCAAATGGGCTATTAAGAATTAGTTGGCGTATATTGTCAAGGGCAATTTTAGACTGGCCGAGGTCATTAGCTACGGCAATAACATACCATTTTTCACCCTTTCTTACCTTGCGCGTAAAATACTCATCTTGGGCGAAACACATGTACAGTGCTGCAACTGCCGCACAAAAAGTTTTCCCACTACGCCTGCCGAGCGCCCAGATAGCATGATTGATATTTTTTTCAAATAGATTATTGAGGATTTCTTGTTGCTTGGGCCATAGCTCCACGCCAAGTGCGTGCTCTGCGAATTCCGAACAGCGAAGTTGAGTCATTGCAACTGCTGGACAATTCGCCCCGTCCAACCTTTATGTTGTTTAGCACTTCCATTCACTACCCTGTCCAAGCATGAATTTGTTAGCTTGTATTGCTTAGAAAAATCAAATAAGTTTTCCGTCATGTACACTTCACCGTTTGGGTCGATAAGTTCGTAAAGATATTTTTGGCTTTTTAATTTGCTCATGGCCCTGCCCTTAGATGTGGCGCGATAGGCGCGTTGTTTCTCGGAGATTTTAGACCTCGCCTCGGGAGAATGATTTTTGCCCCACATGGGATTCCTTTCTCCTCGTATTAAGTCGCCGCCAGCGGTGGGATTAAGATGCCCTTTCCAGCGGCCCTCTTTTTGGCGTTGTTTGCGAATTTTCTCCTTGGTCTCCATACTCACAATTTTTCCCTTGTTCGCCTTGGAAATTTTGAGGCGAGCCTCTTCTGAGTGAATCATTCCAGATGCGCCCTCGCCCCCATTGCTTTGATTGCGAAGAATTCCTGTGCCTAAATCAATACGCCCATAATGCGCAATGTAGATACATTCCCAGTCAAAAGCCTCTTGCTCTGTTAACTGAGTGCGTAAAAATACAATTTTGCTTCTATCAACTGGAAGCTGTATTCTTCTGTTTTTAGACCACGCTCTTTTCCCGCTTCCCTTGCCGATGTAATATGGGCTTCCTTTCTTGCCGTGCTGAGAGTCCACGCTTCTGAGAAAAGCGTAGATATAAAATCGCCGCTCATTCTTGCTCATTCAAGCTCTCCATTGTCCTTAGTGCTGATTGTGGCACGAAAAACGCTGGGCGTCCACGGGCGGGATCCGCCCAGTATTGCCCTTGCATTGCTTCATGGCCATAGCACCAGCCATGAATGAATGTTTTTTGACATTCTATGGTCACTAGAACAAATTTTTTACTGGAATCTTCATTTTTTTGCACAATTAAATCGTAAGCATGTTTTGAACGCGTTTTCACATCCATGCCGGGCAGATCATCTGAGCCCCGCTTGGCTTCGCTTTCTTTGTAAAGCTCATGCTTTAAGCCGAGATACGACGCTACGGCCATCTCTCCCGCCGCACCAAGTAGGTGAATTTCTAGCGCCTTATCCCCGCGCCAGGCTCCACGGTTGCGTCCGCGAAGTCCCTTGGCTTCATTCACGGACTGCCTCCGCTTTCCTTCCTCCATTGCCTGCTTTCGTTCCTCTTCGGAAAAGACAAATTCAATGGGAGTGGGCATAACAAGACGCACGTCATGGCCATCATACACATCTTTAGAATGGAAGCAAGCCCATAATGTGAACAATGTCGGAAGAAGCAGTAGATCTTGGCCATGCGAACGAAGCTGGTCTGCGAGCGGACGGCCTTGCCAATGCGCTCACGGGCATGGGCATCAAAGGCCGTGACAAAAGCCTGCA